TTTGTTCCTTCACCGAAGACAAAAGAATACAAAAGAAACTTCATTGCTAAAGGTGGTAGATACGAATTAGACTGGGTTGAAAATTATTTAGGTAATTGGACAGGATATAACCAAGACTGTTGCTTTGACTTTAACGTACTAGTTGTGGATAGAAACAACCTTATCTTTGGACGAGAAGTTCCAGATCTATTTAAATTCTTAAAAACACACGGAATTGATTGTCATGTATGTGACCAACGTCATATGCTGTTCTGGGAAGGTGGCATTCATTGCAGTACATTAGATACTAAAAGGCGTGGTTCTAAAAGATCAATTATTTAGTATGGAACAATTAACTGTACAAGATGTTATTAAGCGAGCCGGTGGAATAAAGTTAATCAACGACACCGGCATTTCTAGTGATAATAAGTACATGGTCCATGCTGAAGACTGTATTAAAGAACAATTAGACTGGGCACATGTATTAAAGTTAAACCATTTGCCACTGTTAGATATTTTAGAAATTGGTACGGGTGCAGGGTTTTTTCCGTATATCTGTAGAGAATACGGACATTATGCAGAATCATGCGACGATGTTGAACTAGGTAGCCGCTGGGCGATGGGCTATAAGTTATTAAATATAGAACCAAAAAGTTATTATGTATACAAAAATACAAGTACAGAAGGTATATTTGAAAAAAAGTTTGACATAATAACCAGTTTCCGTAGTACTATAGGAACTACAACATACATCGAACATCCAGACGGTACTGGAGATTCTAGTATAGACGTCTGGGACGTTGATGAATGGAAATTCTTCCTTAAAGACTGTTCTAAAAACTTATTAAAATCAGACAACAGTTTTATATATTTTCAATGTAACAAAGGCTGTAACTTGCCGCCATATGTTAATATGAATCCAGACGAGGTTAGTATCTGGGGTTCAAAGAAGCTCGGTGAGTTTTTCTTACCATTCCAACAAGATCAACACAACATCTTCAGTATTACTAAAGAGCAAATAGATAACTTATGAAATTACTAGAACACAAACACTTGATCATTCGTACCGAAGTTAACAACCCTCCAAGAGATGAAGTTTGGTTACAAAATTGGCTTACTGAACTAGTAGATAAAATTGGTATGAAAGTATGCCGAGGGCCTATTACTGCATATGTTGACATGCCCGGTAACGAAGGATTAACTGGCGTAGTTGTAATCGAAACTAGTCATATTGCAATACATGTATGGGACGCTGTTGAGCCAGCACTTGTGCAACTAGATGTTTACACATGTGGTGCTTTAAATAAAGACATTATTTTTGCAGAGTTAGAACAATGGGATCCTGTTAAAATTGAATGGAAATACCTAGATAGAGAATTTGGATTAAACGAAGTGAAGTAAAGAAAGAAGTATTATGATATTATCAATATTTGGATTACCAGTTGTTATAATTAAAAATAATGATATAAACACATTATTTTCGAACGAACTACATGACGAAGTAATGAAGCATCTTATGCTTCCTGAAAATAAAGATGTTAGTCACCCGTACGCAAGAGGTGGACGAGTTTGTAGTACAGATCTTAATTTTACATTAACTAGCGATAAAGCGAAACAATTTAATATACTATTAGATACACTTAAACAAACAGGAATAAAGTATGCTAATTTGTATTCAGATGCCACTGATTTACAATTTGATAATATGTGGATTAATTTAACTTATGCAGGTTGCGAAACTAGAAATCACTGGGATAGGTATACCGAAGAAGATGAAAAAACTCTAATAATGTTATTCTATCCTAAAGCTCCTTTGGGTGGATCAAATTTAGTTTTTATACACAACAGCAATTACGGTGATTGGCCTAGCGAATATCAAGATAGTGACGTACTTAGACTTGCTATCGAAGAAGGCGATATTGTTATTATGGACAATACTATTTTACATGCTGTAGATGCACATATGCCAAGTGAGCCTCGTATGTGTATTGCTACTGAATTTAAGTTTGTTTAACTTTTTTATCAGTACCAATAAAGTCGTGTCCTATGTTATAGTTACTAGGACAAAATTTGCATTGCGGTATAGGATTAACTAAATTGTTTACAAATTTCTCAACATCATCATCGTGCGACATTGGTTGATATGCATGTGCTAACTCTTTATCTGCAACTGCAACATTAAATTGATTTAAAAAATCTGGTAATACACTTACTAATGGACATTTGTATAATTTGCCTTTATTAAGTTGATGGCAAGTTTTAAATCCACAAACATCGTGTGCTTCGTCTACATCGCTATCGTACCCCAGTGTTAGTTGCTTATTAACTAAGTCCATTGCACTAGCTCTAAATGTTTGTGACCAGTCAAGAATTACTTCAACACCGTTTTTATCAATGAATATTCTAGACACTCTGCGAGCAGGAGCTTCTCCAGTATCAGATACGATTACATCAAGGAATGTGTTAATAAAGTCTAAAAAGCCGTCATAAAGTTTTATATCATGACATGTTATCCAAAGTGTACCATTATTCTTTGATAGTACATCATAAACATCTTGTGTTAGTTTATTAAGTGTTGACCCATTAGTAGATATTTGTAATTTAGCAGTTGGCCATAAGTTAGATATACCTTTGAGCCATTTATTGAAATCAGGATTCAGTGTAGGCTCGCCGCCCATAAGTTGTATTATGCCAATATCAAGTTTTTTGCTTAACAGTTCGTACTCATCTTTATAGTCGTCCCACCGCTGGTGTCCTTTGAAAGCATAATTATTAAAGCTCTGACAATGTGTACAACTGTAATTACATACATTGGTAATGTACATTTCTGAATATTTTAAAGTAGGCTTCATTTCTTTTTTCCAATAATCATATAGCGTGTATACATAGGAGTTTCAAATTCACCTCGCCATAGAGGTTTAACTTTACTCATACGCATAAAGTCATCTGCGTCTGTTGCACAACGTATATGTTCGGGCAAGTCAAAATAGTTATTACTCTGTATTACAAATATTGCATCGTCTGGTTGATTACTTAACCATTGTTCGTATTGTTCTTGCGTAACGTGTTCACAGCTTGTGTTAATAATAATATTTGCAGGAGATGAATAATCACACATATCTGCTGTTACTGCGGTAAACCGTCCTTCTATTTCCTGACGCTTGTTTACTGTACACGCTGTTTCTTCACATGCAGGGTCTATATCTACACTTGTAATGTGCCTAATGGACATATCACTATTAAATAGCAGATTTGATAGTACTCCGTTCCAGCCACCAAAAATTACTATATTAGATTTACTATAATGCGCTTTATACACTTTAGTTAATTGTTCAATGAGCCAAACTTTACTGTTGACTTGTCCTTTCCAAAAGCTTTCTAGAGTACGATAGCGATCTTCACTATTACGAATAGCATCCATCCAGAATAACACATCTTGTATTTCAACTTTCATACTTTACCTTTGGTAGTTTACTATCTGCACTACTTACGCAAGTAGGAGTAATGCACTTACGTGGCGCTTTAAAGAGCTCAAAGCCGCCGTCTAACGTGCCTAGAGGTTCGTCATGGCAACTGTAGCTGCGCTTAACTTCATTCTCTCTAATGACGCATCCTTGGTATCCTGCATTACAACTCCAGCCTTTGAACTTGTTGAATCCGAAGGAATTAAAGCGTTCTGCTTGATCTACGTAGTAGACGTTACCGTCTTTGTCTTGCAATTCTACTTGCAATAACGGTATTATTTTTTTAAATTCGTCTGGGATTCTTTGTGGGAATCCTGTTTGCAACAAGCCGAGTTGTACATCCGTATATCCGGATACCACACGAGAGGCTGTAGGATCGGACTGTGGCTTGACAGTAACATTAATGCCTCTGGCGGCAAATCGCTGTAAACGTTCGTAAAGCTCTTCAAACATTTCAGGAACCATAACTTGATTGATCGTAATATATACATTATTTTTCATTAATTGGAGACATTTATCCCCAAACTCCTGTTCATTTGCAAACTCTGCATGGTAGCTTGCTGTTATACTTCTACGTTGCAAACTGCTTGTAGATTCTAACCAGTTGTTCCACCATTTGCTTCCTGGGCTTAGATTGGTTGTCATGTGGATACTCTGGTACTCAGGAGCTGTATCACTACAGTAATGGTCTATAACCTTCCCAAAGTATTTATATGCAGTAGGCTCACCTCCACTAAAACTAAAGTGAAAGTCAGTAAAGCCGTTTTCTCTTGCTTGGCGCTTTATTTCGTCAATTGTGTTAGTATATACTGCTAAATCTTGATGATCAGGAGTGCTGCTACGAGCATAGGGCCAGCAATAGCTACAATTGTAGTTACAAAACCTAGCAAGGATCCAACTAACTGTAAACAAGTTTGTGTTCAACAGCGTCTTTTGGCCGAAGCTTGTTATATCTTCAAATGGTATGTTTTGAAAGTTACTCATTTTCTACTATCGTATAACGCTTTAGAGCATACTTTAACACAAGTTAGGCATTTATTCTTTCCTTGCCAAAAGTCTGGCATTTTTTTAAATAAATTTTCGTTAGTATTTAAGACAGCATCGTGGCAGTTAGGCACGCCTACAGTTTTTAATATAGTCTTTGTGTTGTCTACACTTAAATTTCTAAGATAATGAATTGGTAATTTTTCTTCCACTGGTTGTTCAATATATTCACCGCCTATCCAACAGCAAGGAAATATATTACCATAAGGATCTATATAAACACCTTTCTCAGTTACGCACTTAGGCTCAATTATTGCTGATTCAACTGCTGCGTTACGCACCGCTGGGTCTACAAGTGCATTTAAACTATTATTAGGAGTTTTTTTAAACCTTTCTGTTTGTGCAGGAGCAATAGTGTATTCTACATTACCATTGTTATCGTGTACTTCAAACTCTTTCATTTCGTAAAATCGTGTAGTACTTACAAAGTTTACTTCTTGTACACCTAATGATAATAGATAACTTTCTAATTCATCTACTTCGTGCTCGTTATGTTCAAACACTAAGCTATCAACACGGGCAATGCCTCCTGCATCGCAGAATGCTTTTAAGTTTTCGATCACTTTATCAAATTTTGTATTCTTACGGTATAATTCGTGTTTGCCTTTAAATCCATCAACAGCAAACGCAACATCAATATTATGCTGTGCTAGTTTTGCCCACCATGCAGGATTACGCATGCCGCCGTTAGTATGTATTCCTAGCCGAACTGTAGGATTACATTCGCGTACATAAGAATATATTTCTAAGCAGTCTTTTGCAAATGCCGGATCGCCATAGTTACCACAACTATAAAAGTTATCCAACTGTGATAAAAACTGTTTAGGAAACCAATCTTTAAATTGTGTAATACTTATATCGCCATTACGAATAAAAGGTCGAGTGGCTCCGCCGTGGCTGTTTCTGGCACACATTGGGCATTGTGCTTGGCATTTATCAGTTAGTTCAATGTGTACTGTTTTAATGTCACTTACAAGTTGCATCAAACCTCTCCTGTAACCATTCAAAGTTATTTATAAGGTTAAGATCCGCCATATTAGATAACCCAAACTCCCTGCCAGCAATAGCGCCAGCGATAGCGAAATTACCACAGCGTCTCTCACCGCCTTTTGTACACCAGATATCAAGTCTACCTTTGGTTTCTTCATCGTTTTGCCTCGTGATTGTTTTACTACTTAATTTAGCACATTCTCTAAATGCACCTTTCCATGTTTCAAACGGATCAGTATTAAATGCTGTGATGTTTGAGGTTTCTTCTACAGCAATAAATTGCGAACTAATACTTGTAGTCATGTCTGCTTTACTAGTATCCATATCGATTGTCATCTGTCGAGGAAATAACTTTACCCCTCCGTAACCATATTCTAATCCATTAATAGGATTCTTTGCTCTCCATACATGTACATGATCTAATTGATGTTCAGGTACAACATAGTCAAAGTTAAAACTATTATTAACTACAGCATCGCCATCTACGATCCAAAACATCTTAGTAAAGCATTTCTTTGCTGCTTTTATGTGTGCTTGGTGTATTCCTTTAACTCCGTGTACACGTTTAGCCATAGGGAACTTAGCCTTAAGGGTAGCGTAGTTAGCATCTGCGCTAGGTTCTTGATAACTTATGAATACAATATCATACATTAAAATTCATATCCAAATCTGTCAATGTCTTCTTTAAAATACTTTTAAATAATAGCTTTAGTTGTCGATGTATAGTGCTTCTTATAGTCAATTGTAAAATCGTCTACACCTAACGGTATGTCTGATTCAAAGTATTGCTGCAACAGTTTAAAGTCTTCATTTAAATGCTCTGCACGAAGTATATAATCAACTTGGGTGTTATCATAACTAATCCAAGTTGATTGCGGAGTAGAAGGATGTGTTTTAGCATCAAGTATCTCGCATTGTTCTATACTATTTAAATATGCGTCAAACGAAGTAAAGTCTATGTTTTTAAAATGTTTCGAAACTTCAGCAACTCCTGGATATCCAGTCGGCGGGTCTATTGTCATATTATACGCCCACAATGCTCTGCCCCATGGATTTGTTACGGCACCGACA